AGGAACGTTAATTGATAACTTCATATTTATATAATACATAAATATAAAAAATTTAGAATAAAAAAAGGGAGCTGTGCGAAACTCCCTGTAGACTAATCAATATGAAAAATAACTATTTAGATAAAAACTAAATTAAAAAACGCACAAACTTTATTTCTTAGTCCCATTTTATATTTGTATTTATTATAGTAGTTAGTCATTATGAGGTAGATTTTGCTCTTAGTTTCCAAGCTTGTGATTGCTGTATAGCATTTATTTTATCTTCTTGGCTACCTTGAAACTTACCACATAATTGCTGTAAGTATGTATAATATTTAACACCTGTTTTTATTTTTTTACCACGCTCAAGAATTATATCTTCAGTAGCATATGAGGTTTGCCTACCGAACCACCCTAAAGTTCGCTCACCGTCAAATTCACTAGGTTTAGTTCCTACGAATTTATTATCAACAAAGTACTCTTCGTAATAACCTAAAACCTTGAAAGTAGTTTTGATATTTGATTTATTATTTTTCATATAGCTAATATACTAAAATAAAATAGATATAAAAAATTTTTAATAACTTTACTTTATTTAGCGTAATCATTTTTTTCATCTACTAATTGAAGTATCATCCATATTTGCTGATTATTATATTTTTCTAAGTGCCAAAACATAGGGTTGTAAAAATGTTCTTTTCCTGTATTTTCATCTATATAACGAGATTGTTTAGGTTTTACTGATTGTAACTCGCTACTTGATTTTAAAGCAGTTGAAATCAGATGATATTTACCAAAACGATTATATGGAATAATAGGGTTTCCAATATTTAATTCTTTTCTAAGAACCTCTAGTTCAGCTTTAGTTCTTTTTTTATTTATAAGGTACTCAACGTTTTTATTCATATTATTATTTTTCATACAGCTAATATATAAAAATAAAATAGATATAAAAAATTTTTAATAACTTTTTTTATCTTATTGCATACTTTCCGTAATTTGGTTTACTCATTATTGAATAGGTTGCGTACCTAGTTGCGTCAGGAATATGGTCATTTCCTTCTTGAGGTATATTAGTCAATCGATTTGCTTTGTCTTTTTTCCACCTGTAATCCCTAAATTCCCTTATTGCATTTGATGAGTTTTCTGTTACATATATTTTGTAACGCTTTAATAAATCTATTCCGGCTGCAACGCTGTTTTGACCTTTTACGCTAGGTCTAATATTGTTACCCATACGCTTTAGTTCATCAATTAATCTTACTTCAGCTGAATCACCGAATGATAATTTATTATCTGAATTATGTTCTAATAAAAACCTATGTATATCTCTTGTAGTCATCATAGTTCTATATAATAATTCATTTACATATAAGTTATGTTCTTCTTGATAGACTTCAATAGCAGTAGTTGGATCATTGGTGTAACCAAAGTCAATACCGATAGATAAAAACTTTGCTGTTTCAGGTATTTTATTAATCGTTGATATACGAAATATTTGTGTACGAGATAAAGCACGCTCACCTAAACCAAACACCTGCCAATATTCATCATCTGTATCTTTTAATCTTTCAAGTTCATTTATAATATTTTTATCTATAAATGGATTATCTTTATATGTAGTTTTATAAAATATAGCATCATCCCTTACTTCAACTTTATCATATATCCAATGATTAGCTTCACTTGGGTTGTAATCTATTATGACTTGCCCTTCAGTACGAAAGATTAATTGTTGCCAACTATCCCAATCTATTTCATTACACTCATTTACGAATAATAAGTTTCTTTTTCTACCTCTTATTTTAGCAGGTTGATCTAGTGAAATAAATTCGACTGTATTATTGTTTAGGTAATACTCAGAATTAGACTTGTTGTGTTCTTTTTCGCTATACAGTTCATAATGCTTTAATATATCTAAGAAGTCACGCATCACAGTTCCCCTCAAACTTGGAAACGTTTTCCTGCATATAGTTATTATAGTATTAGAGTTATTAGCACAATAGTCGAATATTATCCATATTAGTAAGTTAAATGTTTTACCACTTCTACTGCCACCTTGTTCTATTAAGATTTTTTTATCTGACCTACTGAATTGATAGGCGTGATTATAAATACAATTAGTCTGTACTTTCTGAGTCATTGTCTAATACGATAACTTCATAAGTCGGTTGCTCTTGAACTAACGTTACGTTTTGAGTTTCTGTAGGTTTGCCCAATCTATAATTGAACCATAGTTGTAATGACTTAGTACAACCTCTTTTAATTCCGTCTATTAAAGTTTTAACTGCTAATTCATCATACATTGATAACTCTTCAATTAATTGTAATTCTTGTGACTTAGTTTTTCTTCCTGACCCTATACGTTTACCACCCCAACTCATAATTACCTTTTTTTACCTTGACCTCTATATTTCTTTTTATAACCTGTTTGACTTTTACTTGCATTTTTACTATGCACTCCAGGTCTTTTCTTTTTAGGCTTGTATTTATATATACTAATTATGTTCCTAGCCACTTGAAAAAACTTGATTAATCAAGAGTATAATAAAAAAAATGAACTTTTTTACCAAACCCATTCTATATTTTGAACCTCTTCAAACTCTTCATACTTGATAACAGTTTCAATTTGAGCTGCCATCTTTACTAATATATGTTCAGGCAAATATTTTAATTTACTATTTATATATGCTTGTGTATTACTTCTACTTTTATAATCAGGTGTTAGGAATAGTTGGTCGAACCATTTTTGCATCCTTTCGTTTTTATGTTCATATACTTCAAACATTTTTAATGAATGGCATAAAGTAGCACTATCCATTTTAAAACCTAGATCGTTGAAAGTGTTTATTATATCCTTATTCCTGAATTTATAATAGTTTTTTAGTATGTGTACGAAGAACGCTCTTGCTTCAACGTATTGAGTTGCTCTAACTTTTTCTAAGAAGTTAAAACCTATTATTCTTTTAATTTCAATTGCTATTCGTCTTGTTTGTGATTGTGTCATAGTGTAAATATATTAAAATAATTTTTCTTGGGCAAGGTTACCTCTTTTATCTTTTAGTCTGAGTTCAGCATTGCCACTTGATTTTCTTATATACATAGTACAAAAGTCAGTGAAGTTATCTTGTATCCACTTTATTGAGTCGTATATATATTCTTTTGTCCTTATAGTTTGTAATCCACCTTCTTCTCTAAAGAACTTACTTTTTAAAGTTATATCATCAAACCTTACTAATATACCATTCTTTATATATTGCCTAATGCTATATTCATAATCTTCTCCGTGATTAGTATGCCTGTTTAATTGATTATCGTGTTCTACAATTACTCCAAACGTTCCTCCCGGAATATAACATAGCTTGGTATATACTCTATGCTTCATAAAAAAATGATTAGCTGCAGCGTAGATTCCAAAACACTTAGCACCACGTTCATAACATTCTATAAAACCTGGAATAATATAATCATCTATTAAACTATTAATTGGGACTAATGTATCTTCTTTTTTAACAAATATGCCGTCTAAGTCATCATCAAACATTACTAATTGAGTTCCTTCTTTATAATATCTTTCTATAAAGTTTCTTTGTTCGCCAATAGTTGGCACACCTATAACGATTTCATATCTTTTATTTAAACTCTTTTTATATATTTCGTATTCTATTTCGTCTGCTACAAAGATTGTTATCACGCTATCATCGATATTGTGTTCTTCAAGCATTTTTAGTGTTTTTTGTTTTATTACCTCAGGTCTTTTGTATGAGGGGACTGCTATTTTATAATTTATTGTATCCACCTTGATCTATTTTAACTCTTAATAATTCATCTTTAGGTGCTTTGCACTTATACATATATTCACGATAGTAAAGCACGAAACTAACTCGCAAACAATCATCGGTAAAGTTTTTAAAACCTGTATTACAATGATATTTATGTACGTCTACAAATAATATATCTGTATTTTTTAAATCGATTCCTACACCATATTCTGGCAGTATAAAATAACCACCGCCCCAATCACCCTCACGATACACAACTAGATTGCCAAAACCCTCAGTAAAATCTCCAGCATCTTTATGCACTGCAGTACGAAAGTTTTTATTTACAGTCACAGTTGTGAAACTTGTATCAGGGATTACATAATTTTGATTCGTTCCCTCGGCTATGTTTTTTTGTCTAGCATAATATTGAGGGCATAATTCTTTATATTTATCATCAACTAATTTTATAAATGGAAGTCCTTCTTTATACTTATCAAAATAACTTCTAGTAAAAGCTGTTTTTCTGCAATACCTAATCATTGCACTTTTATCCATAAAACCTACAACGCCAGACTCAACGTGCTGACCTACACTTGTATTTGAAATAGTACCATCAGCTCTAGTTCGTTTCCCGCTAAAACCACTTGCCGCACCTCTACTTTCAGTCCATTGAATACTATCTTTAAAACTATCAACACCCAACTTTAATGTTTCTAAAGGAATTACATTTTTACGAAACTTGAATAATAAATTACCATACATATCATACCCATCTGCATCTTCAGTAATTAACTCAGTAATATATTCTTCGCCTATATGTTTTTTATATATATTGTCAGCTTGTTGCTCAGTCAATATCTTCTTGAACTTCTTGTTTATCATAATGCTTTTTTAATAAGTATAATATAAAATCAGATATGTTTGCGGTCTTTAATTCATCTTTAGTGAACTCAATTTCCATACCTTTTTTACATAATTTTTTAAATAAATCCCTGTTTAAATGTGTGTAATATAATAAAGCGTTAGTTATTTCAGTTTCATCTTTAGGTGAATCATTTTTAGGGAATTCATATTCAAATAATTTCATAACTCAATATTAATAAAATAACTATCGATATCAAACATATCGCTTTCAAAATAATCTTTATACACTTTCATTGCATATCTAACTTTATCGCGACCGCTACTAATAAATTCCTCGCTTACAGGTAAATCACTGATTCCAATATCGCAACTTTTTTTATCAATTACAATGAATTTAAATGATTTTATTTTAAATATTTCAGTATATAAATATGCTTGTACATCATAATGATACCAATATGCAGCCTTATTAAATTGTTTTATGTTACTAGTTGTTTTTAAATCTATAACACAATCTTTTAATAATACATCTGCTTTAGCTCTAAATGGTTTACCTTGTACATAACCTACACCTGGAAATTCTACCTTAGCACCTTTAATTAGTTGCATAGCAGGTTCATTACGAAATATTGCATCGGCTAATCTTTCAGCATCTTCTTTTTCTTTAATCGTATAAACTTCTTTATGCTCTTTTTGTGCGAGTTTAAATTTATTAGTGTTCTTACTTTGTACGTCTATAAATATTTGTTTATGAAAATACTCAGGCGTTAATACTAATAAATGAAATAAATATCCATCGCGTAACGCTTGACTGCTTTTATCATTTTTAGCATAGGTCATAACGTTGTGATATGTTTTAGGCGACTCTAATAGTAATTTAATACTTGATGAACTGAATGCCCATTTATGCATAAACCCATAGTAAAAGTCATCATCTAACATTTTAGATAATAGTTCTTTTTCATCGTAGAACTTTCCGTCTAATAATTTTATTTCGCTCATATTACTTCATTTGTTTTTTCAAATACTAATCTTATATTTAGTGTATCAAAATCATAAGAATATATTTTTTCTTTCATAGTAAATTCAAAAAGGAATTTGAATAAATCTACTTCTATTTTACTGCCAAACTCTGGCACAGTTCCAAACTCATTGAATAATACCTCTATTGTTTCAAAAAGTTTTTTGTTCACTTCTTCACTCGGAAGTTCCCCTATTATTTCCGGAGAAATAACGATTTTCATATTGCTCAAATCTGAGTTTAATGTCATTGCTTTCATTTATTGCTTCGTTTCTTTGTTGTTTGTATTTAATTATTGCCCTTAAAGCAATTTCTTTATCACGTTTTAATTCTATTAGATAAAATTGTATATCTAAAAACGCATCTATAACTTTTTTTAATTGATCATTATCTTTAGCTTTATCCCATTTATTTAACACCTCTAATATATACAATATATTTGTATCGCATTCTAGTTGTTTAAAACTTTCTAATTTTTTATAACTGTTTGTTAAATCCTGACTCATTGTTTATATAACTTGCTTGTGATTCTTCTAATAAATAAACGTCTTTCGCTTTTTTTTGTTTAGTCCATAAAGTTGTATCGGGGCAATTTAATTCTTCTTCTTTAGGTAAAATTAATTTATCCAACCAAAACATATACATCCCTTTAGGATCATAAACTAAATATAATTTATTTACATCTTTATCTAACGCCATTAAACTTTTATATTTTGCTTTTTCTAACATTTTAGTTTTATAATACTTATGCCTAAATTTTATTTCAATTACACATTTTTTATTTTTAGGTGTTAAACCTTTTGCATCATAACTTTTAAAACCCTCGCCACACCAATCTAGATCCCAGCCATCTAAATTTAATATTTCAACGACTGTTCTTTCCCACGCGTGTACACTATTCAGATCCATTATTGTAAATGATATTTAGATCATCTACATACTGCTGTATTTTACCTTTCATTGTTTCGCCCCTGCACGTGCACAAAGTTTCTAATGGATGGTCATAATACTTAGCGTGTAAATGCTCGATTAATCTCAGTTCGCTTTGTGTGATTGTGTTGTTTTTTACTCCCTTAAATTTTGACCATTGATTATAGTCGTTCTTTATCATATGTAATTTCTTACTCATCTTTTAATATTAATTTTATACTCATTTAATTTTTCTTGCCTTTTATCACAACCGCAGTCTTTATAGCCGAATAATTTAGCTACCCACGTTGCAATTTTTTTACCTTGATTAAAAGTAACTATACTAATAATCTTCTGAATCAAATCCCCTAAACCAATCATAATTTTTAATTTTACTTTTAATATATTTTTTTACTTTACTATAAGAATTCCATAATGATACATAACTGATATTTGTTTCACGACTTAATTCAGATATCTTTTTTCCTGAGCTTAACATTTCAAAAATACTTCTGTCATACCAAGTTAAAGTTCCTAAAACATCTTCAAACTTATCGTTAAACATTTTATAATCAACATAAGATGCTGCTGGTAATTTATCTTCATAACTTAATACCTCATCAAAATCTTTATTTGTATATTTTTGTTCCACTACTTTTATTTTCTTTTCTTGAATCTTTAGGTGTAAATATAAATGTCTTAGAATTTTATACATATACCAATAATTTAATTCATCTTTATACCAGAGGTCTTTGCCTTTTTTAGTCATTTCATCGACTTTTATATATGCCTCTTGAACAATATCTTCAGCGGTTATTCTATTACAGCCAAATGATACAACAATCCTGACCCACGTTTTATGTTTTTCAAATGCTTTTTCAAGTATCAACGCTTTTTAATTAAATGTAATAAATTTTTACCATTTAAACTAAAGCCAACATTATTAGCAACCGACTTTAATATTATAGGAGATTCTAAAGGCGTAGGTCTACCGCCACTATCTATTTCCTTAATTTTTATTACTGCTACAAAAGTGTCAGTCCATATTTCTGGATGGTTTGTGTAACGATGCAATATTAAAAAGTTATCTGATTTATTTAAAAACTTACCACCACCTTCTGCACTTCCTGCACTGGGTGGAGTAATATATCCCGCAAGATTATGATTAGCAGGATGCCTATGCCTTAAAGCCTCTGTTACAGCGTGAGTAACTAAATATATAGAACATTTATTTTTACGAGTAAATAATCTCATATCACTCATTACTGCATAATCATACTCGTGGGCTCCGTGTGACTTCATTGTTTCTTTATCACGCAATAAACTATTATATGGATCAATCATTAAACCAGCATAGTCGAAACCTTTTTTAACTTCTTTTGCTTTTATTAATAAATCTGTTGCAGTAAATACTTCATCAATATCAATATATTTAAAATGTTTATCAACCCACTTTAATTTTTCCAACCAAGTTTTATCATCTATTTTATTAAAAGGTAAACCTGTTAGAAACTCTACTAGCTTTTTACTTATGCTAGGAGCCTCATTTTCAGCTGAATATATTAAAAACTTTAAATTGTATTTAATAGCATACAACAATAATAAATATAATAACGTTGTTGTTTTACCAGTACTTGCGTGACCAAGAACTACATTAAAAGAATTAAACTTGAACCTCCAGTACTCATCAATCGTTTCTATCCCTAAAGATAAACCCTCTTGAATTTCACCATTACGTATCGCATTTAATTTATCAACTTGTGATTTATAAGTTACTAGATTAGAATGGTAAGTCATCGTCACTAGCGTTTGAGGTTACCGCTCTGTCAGGACTATGTTCCTTGCTAGTGAGCTCTTTTTGTTTTTTCCAATCGTTACTATCAAGAGAGCCATACCACTTTCCTGATTTTCCTTCTTTACAAGTTATTTTTATCTTACCTTTATTTTCAATTATATGTTCACGAACTTTATCAGTTTGCATATACATCATTAATTTAAAAACATCTATATCAATTTTTACTTTATGATATTGTGATGCAGGTTTGTTAAAAAACATCCCATAAGTGAACTCCGGTTTAATGCCATATTGAGAGCTTTCCGGAAGATCTAAAACATTAAGTTCTTTTTCACTAAATAATTCTTTGAATCTATCTAGTAATTTTTGTATTCTATCTATCATTTGTTTTGTGGTTTAGTTGTTAGTGTGTTATAATATACGATTGTTAATTGACCGATTTCATTTAACGCTTGGTTTTTTGCAATTTTGATTGCTTCCTCGGTTTTCGCTTTAGTTTCCTCAGCGTCTTTGCCTTTAGCTTTTAATTTATTATAAGATTGCCAAAGATCTGAATCAAAAGTTTCTTTTGCTAGTTTTAAAGCTACCGACAATGCGATACTTTGTTGCTGACTCAAAGGAACTATTTTTTGTTCACTAGGTGCAGCATCTTTATTATGTAATTCTATTGTTTTTCCCATATCTACTTTTCCGTATTGCCTTATTTTATTTCCTATTTCTTTTTCTGTTAAGGTGTATGCTAATACATCACCAGTTTTAAAAGGGAACTCCCTATTTTTATTATCTTTTGATGCGGCTATATTAAAAACAGGAACTTGCCCATTAGCTAGTTCAACCCTGTATTCAGTTCTTATTACTTTATTGCCACCCTCCCAATCTTTACCTTGGGTTATCGCTTTTATTGTTGAAGTGTATGCTACTCCAGGTGTATTTGAATCTGCCATTATTACTTTTTTTGATTATCTAATTTTTTTTGTATAGTTTTCAATAATTTTCTACCATTAGGCAATTGCATATTTTCATCTTCTTCTAATGTATCAACAGTGAACTTTATAAAATCTGCTAAATCCCTAGTAAATTCACACTCGCTTTCATATAATTTTTTATATTCATCGTGAGCTTGAGTTTTTATATGAAGTTTTTTAGTAAGTTCTTCAATTTTTAATCTACGCCATTTAAGTTGGTCGTTCGTAAAACTATCACCAGATAATTTCGCGTTATTTAATATTATTTCAGGTATATTCATTTTATTATTTTTTGTGTATTATACTTTAGTTATACAAAGTTATTAAATTTTTTTTATAAAAAGCAAACATTTCGTTTAATTTTTCTGTTTCAAGTCTTTCATTTGCTTTGCTTTTAGCTATAATTTTATCTGCAGTCCCTTTACCAAAACGACTATCGAGAGCTTTTCCATATTCATATTGTAAACCATTTAAAAAACGATTACAATATTTACATTGGGGGAAAACATTCATTTCATCGTATCGAGTTAAAATATGCCTTCTACTTACAAAATGACCTGCGTCTATATTTTTATAATGAAATTTTTTATCGCAAGTAATACAAGAACAATAACCATTTCCGTCGGAGTGTTTTACACGAACGTACTCACTAAATACTCTGTCTAATTTTTTTATTATTTTTTGTCGCATATAATACTAATATAATAAATATATTTATATTATACATATACTTATATTATACAATACACTATTATAGATTTCTTGATTTTTCAAAACTACGACCACCAAAGTAAGCACCAATAATAAGCAATAATATTTGATTGATGTTATCTAAGTCGTATTCTAAAAAGAATCCTATTGTATAAACTAATGTTATAAAAATTAATGTTAAAGGTCTAACGTTTTTACTCAACCAACTATCAGACATTGCGTCAGCCTCCCAACGTCTAGTTACAGATTCAAATTCAGCTAGTTCTAGATTAAGCATTTC